CTTCAAGAGTATTGTTAATGAATTTGATTTGTACTATCAAAACGGAGTCCGTGAGAGCGATAAGCACTATGTTGAAAATCAACGTGCTCGCTATGTGAAATATAAGCGTGAAAGCATCAAAACCGTCAACTATCTCGTCAAAGAGTTTGAGTGTAAGAAAGCAGCAACTCAATACTCACGTTCTAGTGTTTCTAAGACGGGAGTTCTTGATACTCAGAAACTGCACACCTACAAGTTCAGTGATGATATCTTCAAGAAAGTAACCAATCTTCCTGATGGCAAGAATCACGGTCTGGTCTTTTATCTTGACTGGTCTGGATCCATGAGTTCTACAATGAATGGAACCATGCGTCAATTGTTTGATCTTGTGTGGTTCTGTAAGAAGGTTGCTATTCCTTTTCGTGTGTATGCATTCTCCAATGCAGCGACAAATGATAATTTTTTCCCAATCGAAGAAAAGGAACTTATTGATGGTCAACTTTCTATCGATGGCAGTTTCCGTCTGCTGGAACTTATTTCTTCTAAGATGAACACTGCTACTATGGATAAAGTCATGCGTGATCTTTATCTGTATTCTATTGGCAACTTCGGTCCACACTCTCTACCTCTTTCGGGAACACCTCTGGTTGAAGCAATTATCTCTGTTCCTAATGTGGTCAAACAGTTTCGTAGGGAAGAAAATGTAGAGAAACCAAATGTTGTTTTCCTTACTGATGGTGAGGCAGCATACCCTCAATTCAATAAGTATATTGCTTATTTGAATCGAATTCATTCTCAACCAATGGCAGGTTGGGGTCCTAAAATTATCGTTCGTGATCCTAAGACAAAGTATCAGAATGAAGTAATGCTGGACTACATTACCAATAACTTCATCAAGTATATTTCAAATCTTGTTGATTGTAATATTATTGGTTTCCGTCTTTGCTCTAGGTCCGAAATTCGGATGCAAGCACATTACCTTCATTTTGATTTCTCTCAGGTTGAACGTCTTGAGAAGGAATGGAAAAGGAGTAAGTGTGTTGCTATCGCAAACTGCGGTTTCCAAGAATTGTATTTGATGCAAGTTGGAACTCAGGAGTATGAAGTTAATCGCTATTGGACTCCTTCTAAGGAAACTGATACCAGCATTAATGTTGGCGAGAATGCAACCAAGGGTCAATTGACCAATGCATTTAAGAAACATATGAATGCCAAGATGATCAATAAGACAATCTTATCGAAGTTCGTGGGTCAAATCGCTTGACCCCCTGCCCCCAATGACCTACAATAAACACATCAACGACAGAGGCACCGACCCCATGGCATTCAACCTTCAGATCAGCGATCTCCAGCAACGTTATGGTAATCAGATCACTGCATCTCAACTGCAAGAGTATGCCCGAGAAGTTGGAACTACTTATCAAACCATCACTAAAAAACTTGCTAATTATAAATCTGGTCGCGGTATTTGGGTTCTTCAACAGGAGGTAGAAAAACTGGAACATATCTATAACTCTGCTGCTGAAGTTCCCGATCAGGAACAAATCTCCTTTGTCCCCGACAAAGATGCTAATTTCGTCCCGTTCGGGAACTTTTCTGATCTGAAAAAGATCATTCAGTCTAAGCAGTTCTATCCCGTGTTCATCACTGGTTTGTCTGGTAATGGCAAAACCTTCGGTGTTGAACAGGCATGTTCTCAACTGAAACGTGAACTGATTCGTGTCAACATCACGATCGAGACTGACGAGGATGATCTGATCGGTGGTTTCCGTCTTGTGGATGGTTCTACCGTGTGGCACAACGGTCCTGTGGTGGAAGCACTTGAGCGAGGAGCAGTCCTTCTCCTTGATGAGATCGACCTCGCATCTAACAAAATCCTCTGCCTTCAGTCTGTTCTAGAAGGTAATGGTGTGTTCCTGAAGAAGATTGGTAAGTATGTCCGTCCTGCTGCTGGTTTCACTGTGGTCGCTACTGCTAACACTAAAGGAAAGGGTTCTGACGATGGACGATTCATCGGCACCAACGTTCTGAATGAAGCGTTCCTTGAGCGTTTCCCCATCACTTTCGAACAGGATTATCCTACTGAAACTGTCGAACGTAAGATTGTTTCTAATGCTATGGATAAATCTGATGATGAATTTGCTGAGAAACTGGTGCGCTGGGCACAAGTTATTCGCAAGACTTTCTATGATGGTGGTGTTGATGAAGTGATCAGCACCCGCCGCCTTGTTCATATTGCAAAGGCATACGCAATCTTTGGTAAGCGTGATAAGGCAATCGAAGTCTGTGTCAACCGTTTTGATACGGATACCAAACAATCTTTCTTGGAACTGTATTCCAAGATTGATGCTTCAGTTGACGCACCTGTTGACGCCGAAGCACCTTTCTGATAAACTACGGGGGAGTTATTCCCCTTCTTTATGGAGTAATTATTTTATGACACAAAAATACAGTGAAAAGGAAACCCTTAAGGAACTGGATGAGTACATTTCTTCTACCTACATTGGTCATTACACAACAGGTAGTGATCCAGCAGGTTCTAATCGAGTCCAAACTCTCGATCTGATTGAGAGTATTGGTGATGCTGAAGCATTCTGTCGTTCCAATGCTATCAAGTATCTTTCTCGTTTTGGAAAGAAAAATGGTCGCAACAAGCGAGATCTGTTGAAAGCACTGCATTATGTGGTCCTTCTCTATCATTTCGCTGGTTGTCATAGCAATGGCAACGGTCTGTCCGAATATAAAGGTTGAGGTTTATTGATGAGCAAAATTACTATTGACAAGAAATTCTATGAGGAACTTCTCAAGAACTTTATCAACATCAACAAGTCTCTGGTGATCCGAGAAGGTAATACATTGTCAACACTTTCTGTCAATAAGAACATTATGGCAAAGTGTGTTGTTAGTGATCAGTTTCCTACTCAAGCAGCGATCTATGATCTTTCTTATTTGATTGGTGCTATTCTGATCTCTGAGCAACCAGTTCTCGATTTCTCTAAAGAGAACTGTATGATGATTCGAGACAATACTTCGAAGTCTAAGAGTACAATCTATTATGCAGATCCAGAGATTATTGTTTCTCCTCCAGAGAAAGAACTGGAACTTCCTCCAGCAGATGTTTCCTTCAATCTCCCATGGAATACCTTCTTGAAACTCAAGAAGTCTGCAGAAGTCTACAATATTCCAGACCTCTGCCTGTATGGAAAAGATGGTAAACTTACTATCTGTACTACCGATAAGAAGAACGATACTGCAAACTCATTCTCTGTAGAACTGCAAGATACTGATCTTGATCGTTGCTTCTGCTTCAAGATGGAGAACCTGAAATTGTTCCCTTCTGATTATCGAGTTTCTATTCATGGCGGTCAAGTTGCTTTGTTTGAAAGCACTGCCAATCGTACAGGCATTGAAAGTATCCGCTATTGGATCGCACTTGAACCTTGAACTAACTAATTATTATGAGTAAAGATTTTCTTTGGGTCGAAAAGTATCGTCCCAAAACAATCAGTGATTGCATCTTGCCAGATGAACTAAAGCAAACCTTTCAGGAGTTTGTTAACAATGGAGAGATTCCTAATCTTCTCCTTTGTGGTTCTGCTGGTATTGGTAAGACCACGGTGGCAAAAGCATTATGTGAAGAACTTGGAGTAGATTACTATGTCATCAATGGATCCGACGAAGGTAGATTCCTCGATACTGTCCGAAACAATGCGAAGAACTTCGCTTCGACCGTCTCGCTTCAATCAACTGGCAAACACAAGGTCCTCATTATTGATGAGGCAGATAACACAACCCATGACGTACAACTCTGTCTACGGGCGTTTATTGAGGAGTTTAGTGGCAACTGTCGATTCATCTTCACCTGCAACTACAAAAACCGAATCATTCCTCCCCTACATTCACGTTGCTCAGTCATTGACTTCTCCATTGGTGGAAAGCAAAAAGCAGCAATCGCAGCAAAGTTCTTCAACCGTGTCAGGACTATACTTGAGGAAGAGGGTGTACAATACAATCCGAAACTTGTTGCCGAAGTAATTCAAAAGCACTTTCCAGATTGGAGACGTGTTCTTAATGAACTTCAACGCTACTCCGCTGGTGGTTCTATTGAATCTGGGATTCTTTCTCTGGATGTAAATGTCAATACCACTGAACTAGTGAAGTATCTTTCGGAAAAGAACTTCAAAGAAGTTCGAAAGTGGGTAGTGAACAATCTGGATAATGATCCTACGGTTCTTCTCAGACGAGTTTATGATGCTTGTTATGAAAACATGATGCCGCAGTCTATCCCTGCTGCAGTGCTAGTCATCTCTAAGTATCAATATCAATCGACATTTGTAGCAGACCAAGAGATTAATCTCCTTGCTGCACTAACTGAAATTATGGCGGAGTGCCAGTTCAAATGAAAACCATGAGATTGTTTCCTGTGTATCTTCACAGGTTTGATAATCCAGATCCACAACCAGAACGAGTTATCGATCTTCTGGAATCTCTAAACCCGATCCAACGATATGGGAATTGGACAGAGATGAAAGTGCGGACTACCGATGGTATTCTTCACATGCTTCCAGAGTTTGACTTTCTTATGAACTGGTTTTGTAAATGTCTGGAAGAATACAAAGAGCATTACCTTCTTGATTGCGAGAAACTAGATATCGCATGTTGTTGGGGAAACAAATCCACA